AAAAGAAATCCAGTAGCAAAGCAGCTTAGACATTTCAAAAGAAAAGTGATAAAGAGTAAAAGGATTTATGACAGAAAAAACAATAAGATTTCATACTGAGATAGTTAATGGTATATGCCCAACGTGTGATGAATACACAATGTTGGTGGGCCTAACTAGACAATATTTTAGATGCATTACATGTGGTGCAGATTTAGAACAACATGTAAATGGTTGCATTAGATACATACCTCACTTACAAAAAACTACATTACAATCTGTAGTTGACGGATACTTTAACGATGGCGAAAAAGTCTAAGGGTTTATACGCAAAAGTTGCACACGTTCCTATGTTTCATAAAACGTCGATTGGACGTAATCCTAGCAAAGCAAAAATGAACAAAAACCGTAGGCGTTCGTTTAAAAAATACCGGGGCCAGGGCAAATAATCCTTGACATTATCCTAAAAAATCCTACATTATTTGTATGAAAGAAAAAACTATAACAATAAAAGTTAACGGTGCATTGCAAGGACAATGGTCTAGTATATTATTAGAATTAAATTTAATGAGAAAAGCATGGCAACCTTACGGTGTTTATATGAACATGAAAGCGTCAGGATTAAAAAATGTTTTGAATCATGGAACGAAAGTAAACGATGGATCTAATACTACTAAACGACGGTCTGTATAGTCTGGTAGCTGTCACAAAAGAGATGATGGCAGGTGTCGAGATTATGGATAAGATAAACTGTCTTGATCTTTGTGATATACTACGATTACATTTGACCACGTATCATGAAGCACCATTTAACGTACACGTAATGAAGGATGGCACTGGTGATTTTATTGGCTGTATTTGTAACTAGTCTTTTGATATCACCCGCTGTTATTTTATTGTGGATGTGGGATCAAGAAACACCTACCCTAAAGAGGGAAAAACAAGGGTAGGTAATGGTGAGAAATTATCTCCCTTTACCACAATCTTGCCATATTGTCAAATCGTGTCTACAGGTGTGCAATAAAATTTAAGATATATGCCGTGTTTGTTAACTTCTTCTCTACCAATCTCTTCCATTTTTTTAAGTGACTCCTCGTATCCAAAAACTAAACAATCATACTTAGTTCTAAATGTTTCTTCCCAATCAAAAGGTGGCATACATTCACCTGCAACGCTAGAACAAATTATTAAACTTAACAAAATTTTCATTGACAATCCTATAATATCACCTATATATGGGTTATTAAAATGAAAGGAAACACGCATGACAGACATGAGTAAATACAAGAATGTTTCTCTAACAAAAGAAACATATAAGATATTGGAATCGTTATCAAAGATATTATTGCCCGATGCCAAATTATCTATAGCAAAAACAATTGAATCAATAGCAAATGAGAAAGCAAAAAAATTAAATGGCAAAATTAAAAAAAGCTAGAGTTAAAGTAATTATTTGCGAGACATGCCACGGTAATGGGTATGTCAGAGTTGCAAAAATTGATGGTGACCCTTCTGTAGATTTTAGAGACAGAAGTGAAGTGCATCAATGTTGGGATTGCGATTCGGAGGGAGAATTTTATGAGACAGTTACTGATAATCTTATTGATGACGGTCCTTCTAACAAGTTGCACTAAACTAGAGTTTGATGGGTTTGACCCTGTAACGTCAACGTTAAGATGGATTATAACAAATGATGCTAAATAAAATTTTACAGAATAGAAAAGGACGAGCTCCAAGTGGCAAAAAATGCTACGCGCTAAACACCTCTGGAGGTTACATATGGGAGACCTTTGGTGGCAACCCCAGTATTCGAGCCTTTGCTCTCTTGGGAGTACGTGCACGGAAACCAGGAGGGTTGTATGAGTAATATAACAAACGAAGACATAGCGTATATTGCAGGACTCTTTGATGGCGAAGGTAGTATTTATTATGCTAGACGAAAAGAAAAAAAGAAAACACACGATGGAAAAGGCTACAGATATTCTATGTCACAAAGAATAAGTATGGAAATAACTATGACTGATGAGATGGTTATACGTTGGGTCCATGAAGTGTTAGGTGTTGGCACAGTTGTTAAGAAACCAAGAAAAGGTTTGCGTAAAGACGGCACTAAATATTTAATGCAATACAAATGGCGTTGTACATTTAGAGATGCATACAAAGTATGTAGATTGATCTGGCCTTGGTCTAAAACAAAATTACAAAAAGTAGAAAAAATTATAGACCACTATGATCCACACATTTTTGATGGTAATGTGGTCAGCATACAACAATATAGGGAGGCAATGAATTTAGAATGAAAGATGAAAAAATAAAAATAACAGTTAACACATTTAACTGGGGACCTTGTTTAATTAAATTAAAAATAAAAGATGATTTTAAAAAAGTTTTGTTAGATGAAGCTAAAAAAACTAAAGAAGATTTTAGACATAGATTAGCAGGGCATATAGAAAAAGAATATGGTTATAAAGAAGAACAAAGAAACAAAATCATACCTTTCTTATCACCGTATCTTGGTGTCTATAACGAATGTTTTCAAAGACATCAAAATAAAAGATTTGAGCATGGTGCGCCAGAGTATGTGTTAAGTGCTTTGTGGGTTAATTATCAACGTAAGCATGAGTTTAATCCACCACATGACCATGATGGTAAGCTATCGTTTGTAATATATCTATCAATACCTGATGAATTAAAAAAAGAAAACGAAGCGTATAAAGGTAAGAGTGCTGGACCTGGAGGCATACAGTTTATGTATGGAGAGGGAAATAGAGACTGTATAACCTATCAATCATGCTTTCCAAAAGAGGGAGATATGTTTGTCTTTCCTGCTTGGTTAAAACATTGGGTTATGCCTTTTCACTCTGATTGTGAAAGAGTATCTGTATCTGGTAATGTTCACGATACTGCTCCGATTAAAAGTATTAAAAAAGGTATGTTAGAGGGTGATAAGACTGAAGAAGAAAAGTATCTTAAAGAATTAAAGGAGAAGTTATGACGGCTGGATATGGGGTAGGTATGTTTGGTTATAATATGGTCTGTTTACTGATTGGATTAATTATAATTTATTACGTAATAAATAATTTAAAATGATGGAGGATAAAGATTTGGATGAGTATCACAGCATTGGTAAACCTATCAAGTATAGTAGTAAATACACCTATGTTGATGCCTCAAGGATCGAGGACCAAGGAACACGGCTCTATGATGTAAATGGTTCTAGACTTCCTAGTGTAACTACGATATTAGGCGCTACCAAAGATCAACAATTTTTAAAAGAATGGAAGGCAAAAGTTGGAGAAGCAGAAGCAGACAGAATCAAGAATTTATCTTCAAAGCGGGGGACTGCCATGCACAAATTCTTGGAGCACTATATACTCGGCACTGGGTACGATGATCTTACAGAACTCGGACAGAAGGCGAAAGCCATGGCCAAAAAAGTTATTGACATCGGTCTCGCACCGGTCGAAGAATATTATGGCTCGGAAGTCACGTTGTATTATCCTGGGTTATACGCTGGGTCTACTGACTTGGTTTGCGTACATAATGGCAAAGATAGTATTATAGACTTCAAACAAGCTAATAGACCAAAGAGAGAAGACTGGATTGACGATTACAAAATGCA